ATAGGGTTTTCAAAGCAGTACAGCAAGGCAACCAATCCTTGCTATCTATACATTAACATATAAAATAATTATAACTATTATAAATTTGTGGATTATAAATTACCTGTAATTACAGACGAATTGATATATAGTTTAGATAGTATCTTTCCAAATCGTCACCCTGATTTGTCATTATCTGATAGAGAAGTATGGTATCGTGCAGGTCAAAGGTATGTTGTTGATTATTTAATTGAACAACAAAAAAGACAGAAAGAAACTATGCTTTCTAACAATGTATTAGAAAATTAATTATGTGCCTAAGACCTCCAAGACCTCCTCAGTTACCACCACCAAGACCAACTGCACCAGCACCAGAAAAAAGAGCACAGAATGTTGTAGTTGGTAAAGGTAGAAAAAAATCAAGTGCCTTACCTCAAGATACTATGAGAAGAAGAGGAGCTAGTCCTCTTAGAATTAGAAGAGCAAGTGGTAGATCTTACGGTGGTAACTTAAACGTATAAGTATGGAATATACTTCAAACACTTTTAATGCTGCTAGTCGTTATGAACAATTACAAGCAGATAGATCTGTCTTTTTAAGAGAAGCTCAAGACTCTTCTAAAGTTACAATACCGAGTCTTATACCTGAGACTGCTAAAGGTAATAGATCAAAAATCAAAACACCTTTTCAATCAACAGGAGCTATGGCTGTTAATTCATTAGCAGCAAAATTATTAGTAGCTCTTTTACCACCTTCAACACCTTTCTTTAAATTAGCTTTAGATAATTTAGAACTTTTAAAAGAAGGTCAATCAGGTTTAGAAAGTGAAATTGATAAAGGTTTAAGAGTATATGAAAATGCTTTGATGGATGAGATTGAAGTTTCTAATGATCGTGTAGCTATGTTTGAAGCTCTTAAGCACTTAATAGTAGCTGGTAATGTTCTTTTATATTTAACTGATAATGGTTTAAAAGTTTATCCTTTAGAAAAGTTTGTTTGTAAACGTGATTCTGTTGGTAATGTTTTAGAAATAATTACTAAAGAATCTGTTAATCCAAATGCTCTACCTGTTAGTTTTGTAGAACAAATTAAAAAGAAAGATAATTATGACGCAAAAGAAATGGAAGGTGAAATAGATATATATACAATAATTAAAAGACAGAATGAAAATTTATTTTGGTATCAAGAATGTAAAGGAGAGAAGATACCTAATACCGATGGTAGATCTAAGATTGAAGTATCTCCTTGGATCTTATTACGTTGGGTACGAATAGATGGAGAAAATTATGGTCGTGGATATGTTGGCGAATATCGTGGTGACCTTGTAAGTTTAGAAGCTTTGATGCAAAGTATAATTGAAGGTGCTGCTGCCAGTGCAAAAATTTTATTTTTGGTCAATCCTAACGGTCAGACTAGGGCTAGCACATTGGCAAAGGCTCCTAATGGTGCGATCAGAGAAGGAAGTGCTGCTGATATAAGCGTCATGCAAGTAGGAAAAGCAGGGGATTTCAGTATCGCTTTACAATCTATACAGCGAATTGAACAAAGATTACAAAATGCTTTTCTTATGGTGAGATCTATACAGAGAGATGCAGAAAGAGTAACAGCAGCAGAGATAAGTCTTATGGCTCAAGAATTAGAGAACAGTCTGGGTGGAGTGTACTCTATTCTGTCTCAAGAGTTTCAATTGCCTTACCTTAGAAGAAGGATGCACATGCTTGTACGTTCTGGAAAGATGCCTAAGTTACCAGATAAAATAGTGAAACCTAAAATTGTTACAGGTATTCAAGGTCTTGGTCGTGGTAATGATCGTAATAAACTTATTGAATTTATATCAACTATTTCACAAGCACTTGGTCCTGATGTAATGAGACAATTCGTTAATCTTGATGAAGCTATAAAACGTCTAGCAACTTCTATAGGTATTGATACAAATAACTTAGTTAAAACACCAGAAGAGATACAAGCAGAGATGGAACAGATGCAGCAGCAGCAGCTTATACAAAGCCTTGGACCTGCTGCTTTGGGTTCTAAATTATTAGATCCTAAAAACAATGCACAGGCACAACAAATACAGGAGGAATCTAACAATGCCGACCAAGAAATCGAACAGTAATGAAAAAACTACTAAGACAGAAGAAACTAAAGCAGTAGTTTCTCGACTAGGTGTAAATGATCCTAACCCCGTTTCTGGTAAGACAGGTGATGTCAAGACCAAAAATGGAAATACATTATCCTTTAATTAAAAACTTTTATGACTTCATCACAAGTAAATGTCAATGAGACACCACCAATGTCTGCACAAGATCTTGAATCTTTAAAAGATGAGAATGGTTTATATGCTGGTAAGTTTAAATCTATTGAAGATTTAGCTTCTAGTTATAAAGAACTCGAAGGTAAACTTGGTTCTATAAATCAAACAAAACAAATTACTGAAGAATCTGAAGCAGAAGAAAGTATTGAATCTGAAGACCAAACACAGTCTGAATCAGATATAGATTTTGAAGATTTATATGGTGATGGTGTATATAGTGTTTTACAAGAAGTTGGTATAGATCCAGCAGATATTACAGAGAGATTTAATAATGAAGGAGAGATAACAGAAGATGATTACGCAAAATTAAAAGAAGGTGGTTTCTCAAAACAATTAGTAGATACTTATTTGCAAGGTTTAAAAGCAGGTAATAATATTGAAGATATCGCTTCTGTTGAAATACAGGGAATAAAAGATTCTGTAGGTGGTGATAATAATTATGAACAAATGGTAAACTGGGCAAGACAAAATCTATCTGATAGTGACATTAGCGAATTTGATGAACTAACAGAAACAGCTTCAACATTTAAAATTAAGTTAGCTGTTCAAGGATTATACAATCAGTATCAAAATGCTATGGGTATTGAACCAGACTTAGTAACAGGAAGACCTTCAACTAATGGACCAAGACCATTTCAATCTACAGCAGAAGTAAATGCAGCAGTAAGTGATCCTCGTTATGGTAAAGATGTAGCATATACAGAAAGTGTTTATGCTAGGTATGAAGGCTCAAATGTCTTTGGTCAAAGTTAAACATGGCTAACACACCTACGAACCCCAAGCTTTATGCAAGGGTAAAATCAGAAGCAAAGCGGAAGTTTAAAGTTTATCCTTCTGCTTATGCTAATGCGTGGTTGGTTAGAACTTATAAAAAACGTGGTGGAGGTTATCGTAAAACTTAATTATGCCTTTATCTAAAAAACAAAAACAACTAGACAAAACTGGTGATGGCAAAATTACCAGAGAAGATCTTATGATCCTTCGTCAATCAAAAAAGAAAAAGAAAAATGGCAAAGCTTAATCTTTCACAGATGAGAAAACTGAAAGCACATTCAGTTCATCACACACCCAAGCACATGAACCTTATGAAAAAGCTCATGCGTGAAGGTAAATCATTTAAAGCTGCACATAATGCTGCACAGAAACAAGTAGGCAAATGAGTCTTGATAGATGGTTTAAAGAGAAATGGGTAGATGTCAAAACAGGTAAGCCCTGTGGAAGACAGAAGGGTGAGAGTCGTGGATACCCTGCTTGCAGACCATCTAAAAGAGTTAGTAGTAAAACACCTAAAACAACAGGTGAAATGAGTAGTAAAGAGAAGGCAAAATTCAAGGCAGAGAAGACCAGTAGTAAAAGAATTTCTTACAATCACAAAAGAAGAAAAGGACGAAAGAGTTTAAAGATCGCATAAGAGTGTTATATTTTAAATAACTACTAATCTTTCCTTTATGTCTAAGGGAGTATCTCTTACCAAAAAAGACAAAGATCCCTCAGGAGGTCTTTCTGCTTCTGGTCGTAGGAAATACAACCGAGCAACAGGTGGAAACTTGCAAGCTCCTGTTACTAAAAAGACAGGTCTTTCTCCTAGACAGAAAGCAAGAAGAAAATCTTTTTGTGCAAGAATGTCAAAAGTAAAAGGACCGTTAAAGAAAGATGGTAAGTTAACTCGTAAAGCCCTTGCATTACGCAAGTGGAATTGCGGTTCAGTATAAAATTAACAAAGCGTAAATCTAAATATCTAAAGTGCCTGATGCGTCAGATACCACTTGCGAAAAAGGATTGAAGCGAAGTTAGTTATTAACTTTTTAAATTATTCACAAGGACTTTATAGGATGGCTAACGCTACTGTATCTCGCCTTGGTTTGATTAATAATACTGGTAGTGGCTTTAATGATCTCTTTTTGAAAATTTTCTCAGGAGAGGTTCTAACAGCATTTACCAGAAATAACATCTTCAATGAGCAACTTCATTCAGTTCGTACTATCACAAGTGGTAAGTCAGCACAGTTTCCAGTATTAGGAACTGCTACTGCTGCGTATCACACAGTAGGAACTCCTCTCGTTGGAGCCAATCAAATCTTGGCAAATGAAAAGATTATCAACATTGATGATCTATTAATCGCACAAAGTTTTGTAGCTTCGATTGATGAACTTAAGAATCATTATGACGTTAGAGCTACTTATGCTGATGAGCTAGGCAAGGCCTTAGCTAGGACATACGATCAAAACGTAGCCAAGCAAATCGCTAATGCTTCAAGAGCATCTACTACTCTTACAGGTGGTAATGGTGGTCTTACATTAACATTAGCTACTGGTAATACAACTTCAGCAAACGTCACAGGTGATGAGATAGCTGCTGCTATCTATGACATTGCTCAAACATTTGACGAGCGTGATATCCCACCTACAGATCGTTTCTGTGTACTACCACCTGCTGAGTACTACAAACTTGCTGAGTCTGCTACAAGAACTGTAGATGTTGACTTCAACCCACAAGGTAATGGTTCGTTTGCATCAGGTCGTGTTCAGCAAGTCGCAGGTATTCCTGTAATGATGAGCAACAACGTACCTCAGACAAACGTTGCTTCAAACCCATCAGGTGCTAACAACACTTACTCAGGTGACGATAGTAAAACTATCGGTTTAGTATTCCATAAATCAGCAGTGGGTACTGTGAAGTTGATGGATATGACAACTGAGATAAGTGGCTCTGATTACGGAATAATGTATCAAGGGACACTTATGGTTGCAAAATATGCTCTAGGGCATGGTATCTTAAGACCAGAATGTGCAGCAACAATCAAGTTATCTGCTACATAAAAAATTATTTATTAAGAGTACTCAAGTATGGGTACTCTTTTTTTTATTTAGGTATTTTCTTATGGCAAAAATTACAACAAAAAAAAAGCAATCTAGAAAAAATTTAAAAATTGCAAGTATTACTGAATCTCAATACAGAGCAGCTTTAAAAAGATTATCTGGTGCAGGTCCATTTAGTATGAAAGATAAACAAATAGTTATTCAGTACAATAAAGGTAAAGCTTAAAGGAGGACACTATGGCTTACGGTAAAATGAAAAAGAAAAAAAAAGGTAATAGAGATAAACTTAAAATTAAAAAGTATTAAATTATGACTGTAGCTGCAACGACTGAACTTGAAAGCATCAACATTATGCTGGCTGCTATAGGAGAAGCACCTGTTAATACTTTGACAGGTACATTACCTGTTGATGCAAAGATGGCTGTATCTACTTTGAACGAAACTAATAAAGTAGTTCAAATGGAAGGTTGGTCTTTTAATACTGAAATAGATGTAACTCTTACTAGAGATGCTTCTAAACAAATTGCTCTTTCTACTGATGTATTAAGAGTTGATCCTAATATTCATCAGCATCCAACTATAGATGCAATACAACGTGGTTTGAAATTATATGACAGGTTAAATAATAAATTTGAATTTGAAGAAGATCTTATATCTACTGTTGTTTACTTTAGAAAATTTGACGAGATACCAGAACAAGCTAGATACTATATCACTATTAAAGCTGCAAGAATATTTGTAGATAGAATGGTAACTGATGATGGTTTAAGGTCATATACACAACAAGATGAAAATAGAGCTAGAGCAATCTTAGTTGAAACTGATCTTAGTAATGGCGATCATAATATTTTAAGAGGAGATCCTTCTCTAACAAATGTATTTAATACATACTCACCTGCAAATGTACTTATTAGATAATTATGCCTTTAAGATCAAGAGCAATTCCTACATTAATCAGAGGAATATCACAATCTTCTGATGCTACAAAACAAGCTGACCATGCTGATATACAGGATAATGCTAATAGCGATCCTGTATTAGGTCTTACAAAGCGTTCTGGCAGCCAATTTGTAAGTAAATTAATTGCTGGTGGTGCTCAGATAACAAATAGTCATGTAAGAATGATTAATAGAGATGTAAATGAAAGATATGTTGTAGTATTTTCATTAAACCCTGCTAATGTAAGAGTCTTTGAATTAGATGGTACAGAACTTACAGTAAATAAACCTGATGGAATAAATTATTTAAACTGCACAAATCCAAGACTTGAATTAAAAACTATAACAATTGCTGATTTTACTTTTATTGTTAATACAACTGTTACCACTGAAATGGATACAACCTTATCAGCAGGTAATGTTACACAGGCAATAGTCTTCTTTAATCGTGTATCAGATAAAACTACTTATAAAGTAAAGGTTGATAATTTTGTAGCTACAAAAGATACGTCAAATGATGATCCTCTTAGTACTGAAACTGTTGCAGATTCTATAAGAACTTCTCTTACTTCTAACCTTACTGGTTTTACAATTAATCAGAATGGACCAGTATTACATATAAAGAAAAATGATAATTCTGATTTTTCGGTGGAGTCTTCTGATACTCAAGGTAATACTCAGATTACAACTGTAAAAAATACAGTACAACAATTTACAGATTTACCAACTGTTGCACCTAATGGCATGGTAGTTGAAGTAAAAGGAGATGAATCTACAAACTTTGATAATTACTACGTTAAATTTGTTACTAATAATTCTAATGGTGTAGGTGTTTTAGCTGAAGGACAATGGGAAGAATCAGTAGAAGCAGGTATAAAATTTAAATTTAATTACGACACTATGCCACATGTATTAATAAGGCAGTCTGATGGTAATTTTAGATTTGCAAGAGTAGATGGTGATGCATATACATCAACTAATCAAAGTTTTAATGTACCAAAATGGGGAGAAAGAAATGTTGGAGATGAAGACTCTGCACCAGATCCATCATTTATAGGATCAAAAATAAATAATGTTTTCTTTTTTAGAAATAGATTAGGATTTTTAGCTGATGACAATGTAATACTTTCTAGAGTATCTCAATTTTTTAACTTCTTTCCTGAGACTGTTATATCAACAATAGATAGTGACCCTATAGATGTAGCTGCTTCTCATACAAAAGTAGCAATATTAAAACATGCTGTATCTATGGGAGAAAAATTAATTTTATTTTCCGATGAAACACAATTTGTTTTAAGTAGTTCATCAGATACACTGACACCTAAATCAGCAAACGTAATTGTATCAACAGAATTTGAATCAACAGATGAAGCTGCACCTATAGGTAGTGGAGGTAGTATTTATTTTTTAAATAAGAAAGGCAACTTTGCTGGTGTAAGAGAATATATATTACAACAAGGAGTACAGATACAAGATGCTGCAAACATCTCTATACATGTACCAAGATTAATTCCTAATGACATATATAAAGTAGCTGTTTCAACTAACGAAGATGTCTTGGTTTTATTGGGTGCTACAAATCCAAATAAACTTTATATTAATAGATGGTTATATGGACAAAGATCAGAAAAGATATTAAATTCTTGGTTTACATATACTTTTGATCCAAGCAGAGAAATTAAAAATATAGATTTTATTGGTACTGATTTATTTATAGTAACGGATAGGTCTATATTATTTAATGATGCTGGTGCAGAAGTAATTTTAGAAAAAATACCTTTTGTATCTGACTTCAGAGAACCATTTTCTGAGTTTGAATTTCATTTAGATCGTAAAATTACAGAAGCAACTGCTGGTGTTTCCATTGCTTATAACAGTACTACTAAAGTTTCAACTATTACTGTGCCATATAAATTACATACCAAGATGCAAGTCATAGGACGTTATTTAGCTAGCACTGAAACAAGTACATTTGTTGATACAAAAGGGGTTACACAAAATTTAAAAGCAGGTCAAATCATAATATCTACAAATGCTACTAATGGTTTAACAAATACAATTACAGCTAGTGGAGATTATAGAAATTCTAAATTTATTATTGGTGAACCCTATGAAATGCACTATAGATTTAGTAATCAAAGATTAACAGAAAGTACTGGTGGATCTAACACAGGTGAAATTATTAGCGGACGATTACAACTAAAACACTTTTATTTAAAATTTGAAAACTCTGCTTTCTTTCAAGTTGAAGTAACTCCACAGCATAGAGATACAAGCATACATAAATTTACTGGTCGTTTAGTTGGTACATCTTCTTCAACTATTGGTCAAATTAATTTAGAGACAGGTATATTTAAAGTACCAATTATGAGTAAGGCTGATAAAGTAACAATAGATATAAAAAATAATACTTTTCTACCTGCAACATTAGCCAGTGCTGAATATGAAGCTATGTTTTACATGAGAAGTAGGCGTATTTAATGGGTTATTTAAGAAAAGCAAATTTAAAAGATTTAAACTATGTATGTGAACATATTAGAGAAATAGATCGCTTGGAAGCATATTATCAAACAGGACAAAAACCACAAGATGCTTTGCGTTTAACTTATTTACATGGAAAAACTAATATGGCAATAGCAGATGATGATGATAAACCTATAGGTTTATGCGGTGTTGTTAGTGATGGTTGTATATGGATGGTTGCTACTGATGACTTATTTACTAATAAAAAATATAAAATACAACTTATAAGAAAAGGTAGGGAATGGGTAGATAGTCTGTTGAAATCTTACAAAGTCTTATATAATTTTGTATATGCAGAAAATACTTCTGCTATAAAATGGTTAAAGTCTCTAGGGTTTAAATTTATTAAATACCATGCTAATTATGGAGAAGAGAAAAAACCTTTCTACGAATTTCTAAGGATTTCTTAAATGTGTGTAGCAGCATTACCAGCATTAGGACCACAAGTAGGTGCTTTATTTGGTGCAAGCCTTGGTATAAATTTAGCTTCTAATTTAATTGGAAGATCAGCAGCACAACAGCAAGCAGCACAAGTAGCTCAACAATCACAAATTGCAGCAAGATCAGCAGAACAATCTTTTGCTAATCAACAAGGAGCTTTAGCTGAACAATTAAAAGAAACTGAAGCTTCAAAAAATCAAGAAAGATTAGCTGCAACAATAAGAGGATTACAAGCTAGAGGAAGAATACAAGCTTCAGAACGAGCAGGTTTAACAGCAAGTTTATTAGTTAGAGATGCAGAGAGACAAGCAGCAAATGAAAGAAATAGTATAGGACAAACTTTAGATTCATTTAGAAGACAATACAGTAGAAATATACAAGGTTTAGAAACTCAGAGAAATAATAGATTAAATCAATTACAAGGTAATATAAATCAAGCGTATAACCAAGTACCATCTTTAGGATCTGTACTGCTTAATACAGCAGCATCAGGTGTTACAAACTACTTAGGATTATTACCTTCACCAAAATTAGACAATAACGTATTAAGGTTTTAGCTCTTTATGACACAAAGTTTTCGTGGTACACCATTTCAAAGTTTTGCTAGTAATGTAGATACTTACGAGCAAGGTGTTCGTGTTGCACCTAAATCAGGTATTCAGTCTTTAGCTGAAACTTTAGCTGCTGTAAATCCAACTATACAAAAATATTTAAGCAATCAAATTGATACTAAAATTGCACAGAATATACAAGCAGGTCAGTTACAGGTTTTAGGTTCTGATCCAGAAGGTATAGATAAACTTAGAAAAGAATTAGAGAAAAATGAAGGTAAAAGATTTGCTAGAAACTTTATTGGCGGTAATATCTATACACAATACGGAATTGAAAAACAACTAGCAATTAATTTAGGTAACGCTAGTGAAGCTAAAACAAAAAAGTTTTTTGATGAATATGTAGTAGATGTTGAATTACCAAATGGACAAACTATTCAAAAACCATTATCTCAATTTTCTACTAATTCTGATGAATTTCAACAAGCAGTAAATGAGTTTCAAGAAACATCTTTAATGAATACAAGAGGAATAAGACCAGAAATAGTAAATCAATTCTTAATACCTAAACAAAATTTAGCTTTACAAAAAGTTTATAAGACACAAGAAAAAAATTTAGCAGATGCAAAAATAGAACAGGCAAATCTACTATTTAATAATTCAATATTAAATGCTTGGTTTAGTATTGATAATATTAATGAGAATATAGAAAATGATTTAATACAAGATAATAAATCAAAGAATGGATTATCAACAGCAGAAGTTTTATCTTTAGATGAATTACAAAACAATATAAATTATATGGTGAAAATCGGATTGAGTAGTAGTGTTTCTCCAAGCAAAATAATAGATGTTATGCAAACAAACATTTTGCAAATATTTGATTATTACGAAAATAATAATCTTGATATGGAAGTAGCAGAAGAAGAAATACAAGAATATATTAATTGGATAGGTAAT